TGAAGTTTGCTTATTTTTATTTGCAAATATTGCACTAATATTTGCATGCGACAGTGATAGTTGAATTATTGATATTATATTTTTATATATCGAATTATTGACTTACACTATTTTAGCGTGTATTAGTACAGTGTGAAGTTTGCTTATTTTTATTTGAAAACAAACTTTTATATTTTGTATTTTGTTATTTGTTATTTGTTTTGTTTTGTTTTTGTCATGTTTCATTACTGTGCTGAGTTGGTTACTCAGGTAACCCTCGCCGGTATTGATGTTGTGTCCGATTTCACAAAAAAGAAACCAGATGACCCAGATGTAATTAAAATCAAAGATATTAGAATTTTTTCAAATTACTCTCCTAAAATTTCTGCACATGCCTTAATTTTCCCTCCTGGTTGGGGTCTTGAGAAGCGACATTATGATCCAGAGAATATAATGGACTATTGGTTAATCAAAGAACACAGAAATGTTTTGTTGAATACTCTGGTAACATATGGTGAATTTGTTAGTTCTAAATTAATACAACATACACCTTTACCGATTGATGATAGAAGTATTTCTAAAATATTGAGTTCAAAAGTTGAGCCGAGAACATACACACCTGGCAAAATTGTGCATGCTGATTCTGATCTAAATTGGGAGTCAATAATTTTTAATATAAGGAGAGTTATTTTTGAAACAAGATTTTTTAAAGTTTCAAAAATAGAACAATATACAACAATAAGTGACATATTAGCAGCTATGCCATCTCATGAAAGAGATTATTTAAAAAAATTTTTGGATATGTTTATGGAAGTACCACTTGAACATTTGCCTGCTATGGTTGACCTTGGAAATATGAGATATATTTTAAGAAAATTAAAACCAGCAAATGTTGTTCCTTTATTATACGAAACCTTCGCTTCTCCCACTTGGTCTGGTAAACTCACTGCAATAATTAAGTTGATTGAAATTTTTGAAATAGATTATTATGATGTGGTTGCTAAAAGCGTTGATTCCATTGCTTCATTAATTTTGAAAGTTGCATCCTTTGTTATGGAAAAAACCGAACTAAGTAAAACATTAGCTAAAGAAGGCTTTAATTGGGTCTTTTGCAAATCTGATGAAGAAAAGAAGAATGAAGAGGATGTAGTTTTGCAGTCATCAAATGTTTGTGCCCATGCTTTGTGTTCAAATGCTGTGACCGTTGGATGTTCTTTATGTTGTAAGCATTATTGTTCAAATGATCATATGAAATGTGATTGTGGGAGTGATTTTCATCATACTATCCAAAATTGTGAATGTAGCAATGATAATGATTGCTTCTTTCGTGCATTGGCAAAAAATTCTAAATTGACTAAAGTTCGTGTAAAGAAAGCAATTCATAAATTTTTAAAAAATTCAGGCACCCCTAAAATCTTGGATGGCTTAATAGAAAGATATGCTCTTCAGGATTATTATAGTACTGAAGATATAATTTATAATGCTACTGTTTCCCTACAAATTGAGCAGATGGCTGAAGTTGATACCTTGTTGGTGTCTGCATTGGCTTTGAATTGCAATTTGATGATATATAACGATGATAATAGCACCACACATTATTTTGAATTTTCACCAAATTCTAAGACAATATTCATGCGCTTCTTTAGTTCTCATTATGAGGCGTGTGAAGATAGAAAATTGCCTGCTCAAGAACCCATAATTGGACCAGCGGATTTAAATTGGAATCATGCAGATTTGATTTTTCCACAGCCGGTTGTTGAAAATTTACAAAAAAAAAAAGATACTCCTCCATCTTCTGTTACAAGTGAAGAATCTGTTATAGTTAATGAGCCGATTTTTGAAAGGGTAAGTATTGACTTAGCCTCTGAAATTAGTGAAGTGAACTCTCTTACAGAGAGATACATTGAAACCCAGCATGCATTCGTAGAGCAGCATAAGAATATCTACGGCGACTCAAACTTTAACCGATTTGAAAAAAAAATAGAAAATAAGAGTAATTCTATATTATCATTTTTTAAAAGTGAATCATTATTTGAAACTTTTTCATCCATAGGAAATTTTTTCAAAGATTGTTCTGTTGATCTACTAACTTGGTTGGATGATAATCCTATTGTCACCGGCATTGTAACAATAATTATGGGCATTGGTTCATTTTTTGGTTTATTCGTTAATTTGCCAACTTCTAAGGAAGGTTTCTCTGGAATAATAGAAAAATTTAATTCAGCAACAAGAACAATGCATTATGCTCAGAGTGGATTCCGTGGTCTTGCTACTGCCTTTACTGATGTAATTGGTGAATGTAAATCATACCTTGGCATTGCGAAAGACAAGGAGATTGAAGATTTTAAAGCTGAAGTTGGTCAAATGTTGGTTATGAGTAAAGAACTTTTGTTGTTGGCTCAGACAAGGCCCGGCGAATTTGTTAATAATTCTCAAAAATGTTTGGAATTCCAAAAGAGTTTTGCCTTGGTGAATAAACAATATCAAACTCTTAGTAAAATGAAAGCTGATAAACAATTAACTGTAATTAATCCAATTTGGTTTGCATTAAATAGAGCTAATGAAACATTGATGAAAATTTATGCAAAATTTGTAAATTGTATGCAGTGTAGGCAGGTTCCCGTTTGCCTTTTTGTGTGGGGACCAACTGATGTCGGTAAGTCCACTTTTGCGACCCATGTTGTAAATTTGATAAACAAAAAACTGAACAAAGAATATAGTACTTTCACAATTTCTAAAGGTACTAAACATTGGAACAATTTTTCCGGTCATGCAGTCATCCGAATTGATGATTTAAATGCAATAGTTGGACCAGATGGCGACACAGATTCTGTGCATTTTTTTAATTTGGTAACAGATGCTCCATTCAATCCTGAACAAGCTGGCCTAGAAGATAAACCCATAATGGCCAATCCTGAATTTGTCGTAGTTTGCTCAAATCATCCAACAGTTCCTTCCAATACGATGGTATCTGATGTCACTGCTTGGGAACGACGTAGACATTTCTTTGTCCATGCTTCATTTCCGGAACATGAACGTGATTGTACGCCAGGTTCAAGATCCTGCGATCATTTTAAAGATAAAGATCCAACAAATTTTGACCATTTAGAATTTAGAATTGCTGATCCATGTATTTCTAAATATGTTGATGATAAAAAAGGTTATAAAAGGAAATTTGTAACATCTGCTGATGGAGTGGTTCTCGAAAATTCTGAATTGATTTCTGTTGATGATTTGGTTAATGCGATGATTGAAAGAAGGCAGCGTCATGAAGATGAATACAATCAAAAATTGGCTGCAGCAACTGCAAAACCAATACAATTGCAATCACAGGCTTGTACGTGGGAAGAGAATCCTACCGTTGTGTTGAGCGGCCCTCCTGGAACTGGTAAAACACACATTTTCAATATTTTAAATGATACGTTAGCTAGCCAACCTGATTCCAAAGTTCTCAGAATTCTTGATAATGAATCTTTAAAAACATATTTTACATTATTGGAAAAAATTGATATGCCATATACTCATGTTATTGTGGATGACGTCAGTGCCCATATGTCGGAACCAAACTTGATTAAACGTTTGTTTGCAGAAATACAATTGCGATATAATAGACATGATGTTAAATTAAATCATGTTCTCTATGTGGGTTTGAATAGACAAGTATTGGATTCAGCCGATTTGGCTTTCAGCAATGAATATTTGGACGTTGTCTTCAGACGTTGCGAAATGCTTGAGACTAGGTTTAAGAAAAGACTTTTGACAAGAAAGCCTTATACCCACCAAGATGTGTCTTCTAATGTATCTAAAATTAATGATTATGTACAGTATATTTACAAAGGTGAAAATTATTTGCAGGCTTCAATACCTGGTGTTTTGGCAAAATTACAACCTAAAGAAAAAATACTCACAACTTATACCTCAATACCAATCAAACCATTATCATTTTTCCAAGGAACATGTATTGCGAAATCAACTTTATCAAATATTGATCTTATGCGTGCTGTAAATGAAAGTTCATTTATGAACTTAGTTTCATTAGTAAATTCAATGACCATTAAAAAAGTTAAACAATCTAAATTAGATCATTCAAAATTGTCTATGGAGATAGGAAAATTGGTTAAACGTTGTAAAAATCAGTCTGGAACCACCTTTGATTCTATTGAAGATGTTTTTATTCAATCATATAATTCTGGCTTTTTGGGATTTTTGCAAGGAGAATTTGCCATTCTACAACTTAAAGATTTAATCATTGGAATTGATGCTACTTCACCCGACCATATTGAAATGGGTAGAATGGAGAACGTAAATCCTGAAATGGAAACACTTTTTGCTGATTTGGGTGATGTAGTTGATTATTCCACAAATAATGTTTTAGATGCAATTTCAAGTAATATTTTTCCCCCTTGGGTCTTCCTGGCTGGCAGTAGTATTATGTCAATAATCCAATTTGCAGCAACTGGTTTTGCTATTGGTAGTTCTTTGAATCACCTAACTGTGCTGCATAAGGCTTACAAAGAGATGAATGCTCGGGAGTTGACTTATGAGGAAGTACGTAAAGAAGTTTCAAATAGGGCCGACAGAGATGCATTAAATGCACTTGGTCTGGTACCTGGTCCTGGTTACCCTGGCATGCCCCAGTATGGTGAATATTCTGCCATAAGAAATGCTTTTGAAGCATCTGGAATTGAGTTTGAGGAAGTTTCACCACCAAATAGGAAAAGTAAAGCTGAAAGATCCGCTGATGTCAGGCGTGAAGAAGTTTCTCCCCCCAAGAACAAGAGTAAAGCCGAGCGGTCTACTATCCGTCATGAAGAAGTTTCTCCACCAAACAAGAAAAGTAAAGCCGAAAGATCTGCGGGAATTCGAAAAGAAAATGTTACCATGCAAGTGATAGCTAATGAATATTTGAAAAGTACAATGCCAATGTCACCCTTAACACATGGGCCAATCATGGAAAAAAAACATGAAGTTCAATTACAATATTCTGGTGATTCTAAAACAGTTGAAAATGCAGTTATGGAGGTTGTCACTGATCCTAGTTTGTATCCCACTATGCATATGGCAATGGCAAATATGTGTGAAATAGTTACGCTAGATGGGAAAAGACTGTGTCAAGGCTTGTTTGTGCGTGGCAATCTAATTCGAACTGTCTACCATTTATTAATTCAAAATGATGTTCAAAATTTGAGATGTAGAACGTTAGATGGAAAAGTTTGGCCGGTTGAAGAAGTTAGTGTTGATCCAATAATTGATTGCTTACATCTTAGGGTTCCTGACAAAAATTTTCCTGCCAAAAGATCAATAGTTGCGCATTTTCCCAGAAAAGCAAATATAATTCGTCCAGGCCAGGAAGCCATTCTAGTTTGTTTGAATAGGACAATAGTACCAAATTCCAATACATTTACTATTCGTCGGTATAGATTGAATACAACCCAAATGCATGTTTTTGATAAACTTAAAACTCAATACTTAGCAATAGATTATAGGGGACACCGTTTAGGTTATTCAATTGATGACAATGTCCAGACTACTTTTGGTGATTGTGGTGGCATATTAATTTTGTCCGATGCTACTGTTAGCCATGGTAAAGTAATTGGAATGCATTTTGCCGCAAGTACTGTTACTGGCTATGCATCACCATTGTGGAATGAGCAATATGATGAAATTAAATTACAAACTAAACAGTTAGAAATCTCATATGACAAAGAATATATTGTTCCTCATACAGATGAAGATGAACCTTCAATCATTGGTCAATTGAAAAAGCGTGTTTTTATCCCAAATGAAACTCGTCTCTATCGAAATTTGATTCCAATAGGTCCCAAAATGTATGAACCAGCTGTTTTATGTAGTGAAGACCCCAGATCTTTATCCACAACAGTTTTATATGATCAATCTATCAAGTGGTGTAATCCAGATAGGCCTGTTTTAGATATTAAGACTAAAGAAAGATTGTACTCATGTATGGTAGATATTGCAAAACATACCACAGAAATTTTGCGATCTGAAGGTGTTTCACTGTGCGTCTTAACCAACACCCAGGCTATAAATAAATATAAATATTCCTGCCATTCTAAACCAATAGATATACATACTAGTTCTGGATACCCTTATTGCTTAATGGCCAAGGGTCCTGGTAAAACTGATTACATAACAGTGCTTGATGACGACGGTTCCCGTAGATTTAATAAAAAGAATCCTAGCTTAGTAAATAAATTACAAACTGGAATTGATAGAATAATTAAAGAATCCCCTGGTGAAAAACAAAAAGTTGTCCCTTTCCAAGTTTTCCTAAAGGATGAACCTGTTCAAATGAAAAAGATATATGATGAAACTAGAACTCGTACAATTGCTGCCGCACCATTGGATTTCTCGATTGCTTATCGTAGGTATTTTCATACCGCACATTGTGCAATGATGGATTTTCATCATAAATTACCATTTAAACCTGGTATTGATCCACAAAGTGCAGATTGGCATCAGTTGTACATGTCTCTTGCTTCAAATAGTGACTTGGCTTTGGATTGGGACTTTAAAGGATGGGATTTTAGCGCGGATCCATATATTATTTGGCTACTAACAGTTTTTTATGAAATTTTATTTTCAAATTTAGATCCAAATTATGAAGAAGATCATCAGCGAATTAGAGAAAATATATATTCGCATGTTTACAAATTTAAATTGATTATAGGATCATATTTATATCAATCCACTGGTGGTATACCTTCTGGCTATCCTGGAACCACTCCTGACAATTGCATTATAAATTTTTTGTTGAGCTATTATGCATACTGTGAACTTGCTGAGCCTGTAAATCCAAAATTAGTAAATCTATATTCATTTTTGGAAGAAGTAGTAGTGGCTGATTATGGAGATGATAAACTTGAATCTGTAAAACCATATACTTTAGAATTCTATAATGGTGTAACTGTACCACCGGTTTTGGCTAAAATAGGATTTAATGTAACTCCAGCGGATAAAGAAAGTGAATTTCAAATTAGTAAACCTCTCAAATCATGTATTTTTCTATCTAGAACTTTTAGATTTGAATCTGGATTATGGCTTGGCCCCTTGATAATGATACATTTATGTAAACCATCTTGGTGGATTCGAGATAGCAGAAAGCATCTATATTGGCAAAGTCCTGATGAACCATGTAGAAACTTGGAATCAATAACTTCTTCCTATGAATCAATGCTTTATGAGGCTGCTCTGCATGGAAAAGAAATTTTTAATGAATTCTATCAAGTTGCTCTCCAAATTTATGATTATTGCAGAATTCGTCCACCACCAAACTATAATGAATGTATGCAAAGAATGTATGGCTTGTACGTAAAACCGGAAGAAATTGAGGATTTTGCGTTGTGTTCGCAAGAAGACTTGTTGCCTTATGTAAAGAGTTTGTCTATGCCACATTTGTATAGAAAATTTGATTCTCGTGTTAGTTGGTCTTATGGTGTTGATTATAGTTATTCTGGCTCAAATGTCAAATCTAATAAGATGCCTGATTTTCTAAAACAGCTATTGGATGTCATAAATGAAAGATTCAAAACTGAACATAATTCTATCTTAGTAAATCACTACCCTCCTGGTGGAGGCATTCCGTGGCATAAAGACAATGAACCCGAATTGGATCTTGATAATGGAGTTTCATGCCTCACCGTTCAGGGTGATGGTATTGTGGAATTTAGAGGTGTTGATAGGAAAGCATACTATATGAAGCCTGGAATGTTTTACCATATGGGTAAAGAATGTCTATTAAAGTATTACCACCGTAGAACCAATCATAATTCAGATACTTATAGTTTGACATTTCGTAAAATTAATTAAAGTGACTACCTTGAATTTCTTCGTCTGTCATGATAAGCACTCAAATTAGTTGTTGATGCCTAAAACACAATGGCTACTCCAATCGCTCAAGCGAACTCATCCGTTTCTAATGGCCTTGATTTGCCATCTACTGTTGAAGCTGGGGCCCACCTTCCTTCGGAGATCCAAACTCCTACCCCTCCTACTGTCGAAGTCCCCTTTGCTGCTGGTGAAGGTAATAGACTTGATCCTTACTTTTACGAACAATTCATTAAAGTAGAAGTCTTTCCATGGACTACAATGGACCAACCTGGCAAAGTATTATTTGTGTTAAAATTAGATCCTAAAAATATTAATAAACAGTTAGCATATTTTCTTGATGCATATTATGCTTGGGGGGGTGATATTAAATTGTTACTAAAAGTTCTAGGTACGTCATTTCACGCTGGACAACTTGGAATTTATTATTTGCCACCTGGGGTTGATTATAAAAATTATACACCTCAAGAATTGTCTATCTTTCCATGGGAGATTGTAGATGTAAAAGATATTAATTTGCATGAAATTTTAATGCGAGATATTCGGCCTACAAAATATCATATGTTAGAAGATAAACCAAATGATCCCTTCTATGTACAATCTGGTGGTACTTTAGTAATTGCTGCTGATACCCAATTGTCTACTTCTTCTACGGGAGTTAATAAAATTTATGTTTCAGTATGGTCTAAACTAGCTGAAAACTTTCAGGTTGCTTATATGATTCCACCAAGAGAGTTGAAACCATCATTAAATTTTTCTAATGAATTTATGGCTGCAGTTAATTCCATTTTTTATACTGGTTCAAAATCCCTTGCTTCTGCCCCCTTTCGAATTGATACAATTGATATTCAACCAGTTACTATTCGACAAACATTCAATGGAATTTATAATTGTTTTACCACAGCTGGTGAAAATCTTTATACACCTATCTTGCCTGATGATTATCCAAATAGTAAATTTAATTTACCCATCTATCCTATGGCTGGAACTTTCCGAACGACATCCAACCCATTTGAAGTTGAAATCAGTTTTGGATTTTGGGAGTTTTGGCCTAAGGAATTTACCATTAGTTATAAGGATGGTGATAAAAGAACTTCTGCCACACCATCAGATATGAGTTGGGATAAATCTGATCCATTTAAAGTTTCTTTCACCCATGAAGATGGGTTATCTGTTAAAATCGATGAACCAGTTAAATTTTTCCCTGATAATGTTGGTGTTTTTACTGATAAAGTTTCTCCTGTTAATCAATCTACCACCCCTGTAAATACACCTCAGGCAAGAGAGAGTATTGTTTATTTTCAAAATTCATTTGGTGCCTATTCACTCCAACCAGCAGTTTTAGCACAAGCATGTGCTGACAAACAATTTATTGATGTAATCCCCCAAGGTATGGCGGCCTTATTAATTATGACTGAAAAGACATCAGGGTTGCCTTTAACATATTTAAAATTTTACAATAGAGGGATTTTTACTGCACCTGCTTCTGTTGATTTAGTTAAATTCTCATTAGATGATAAGCAAATTAAATTTTCTAACTTTGTTCTTGAAACTCAGTCGTTCCCTGTTAACGAAGAGATGATCAGAAATATGTTGGCCTATTGCTCTTTCCATACTAATAAGAAAATCATGAGAAGGATTTCCTCAGCTAAGAGCCTTCAATCCAGAAAAGCACTCAAGAAGTTTGTAACATTCCAGGAAACTGGAATTTAGTTTTATGGCACTTGTCGCACTCGGTGCTGCTGCATTAGCTGGAGGAATCAGTGCTGGAGCAACTTTAGGCGCATCTTTGGGAGCTGCTGATGTTCAATCTAAAACTGCTACTAGTATAAATAATCAAAATTTAGATTTTGCTAAACAACAATATTCTGAAGGTTTATCATCATTTAAACAAGCCGGTCTTCCATCCTTTTTGTATTATTCTGGTGGCAACAGTGGTTTAGGAAATTTACCAAAGACACAATCTCATATTGAGGGTAGTTCGTTTTCATCTTCATTAGGTGTTAACGCTGATTTACCTTACTATTCAGCTAATCCCTATAACCAATATTTGCAAACTGGTAGACCAGTTCCTACAAATAAACAAACTCAGGAACGTATTCCCAACAGTAATAACAATACCCCTAGGTCGAACGATATAGAACTACAAGATTTTTCTTCAATAGAACCTACTTCGCGTATTACAAATTCTAACGGTAATAATTTCCAATATGGCGGGTCGACCAGCATGGATAACCTTAGAGCTCAATTTGCTCCAATGCTTGGAGGAAATAGACAATCTGGTAGCGGCAAATACTCAAGTGTTCCACCGCCCGCCTCCTACTTTACAAGCAACAGATATTCACAGACTCCGCCCAATTTTGGTAACGTTTCTAAGTCTAGCCAGACCTCTTATTCTTCGAATTTTGGAAGTAACTCGGCGACGAACAATACAAGAAGCTTTTATTCTCAAACTAACGGAATTTTCTTTAGATCTGTTGGATTTAATCCATTATCTGCCCGAGGAAGGTAATGAATTTGATGATATATCTCACCTATTAAATTAATAGATTTCATATCTGAAAAGCACTTTAAAGCAAAAACTATTATGGCATCTCAAGATTTACGAACTTTTTCTGAAAATATGGAAGTTGTAGCTAATGGCCCCGTTCTTCCTAAGGACAAATATGTCCAAGTATGTATTTCTACGATTACCTCGGTATGTCAACTTCTGACCGCATTAAATTTTTATCCTAAATTTCCGAAAATTGAAGAAATTTGTCTTGGATTAGATAGCGTAATGGTTCATTTAAGAGCCCATAAATTTAATTTGGCTAGGGCTTATTTACTTGATGTTATACAAAATTTTAAGCCACTTTCATCATTTGATGCTGGCGATGCCTTTTCACGAAGTTTGGCAAAATCCGCTCTCACTTTATTAAATTCAGTTCAACAAAATGGTATTGACAACTGTATTAAGTCTAATGCAAGTTTTAAAGCAAGAGCCCTTCCTAGAGTAGTTCCTAGGAGGAAAAGAAAGTCTCCTCTCCATAAATACAATCAGACTCTCGAAGAAATTGAAAAATTTGCAGATAAATTTAGAACCTGTTTAAAAATTAACGAAGAAGAACCAATGGAAGTCGAAATTCAAAATAAAAAAGTTGAAGAAGAACCAATGGAACTTGATCCTCGAGAAGATTGGACTTACGAAGATGAAATGGCGATGCAAACTGATCCCGCCTATGCTTCTAGTTATGGAGACTAACTCCATTTATAAAAGTTTATTATATTTTGTATTATTTATGTATATTTAATAATCAAATGTGAATTATTTAAACTTTAAACCTGTGTGGTTCGAGAAATCCTCCCCACATTGGGGACCGTTGGTACTGTGGGAGTAGTGCCCCGCGCTATCAGCGTTCCACACACATTTTTACTAATTGATACTATATCTTTTTGTTTCTTTTTTTTATTTATAGAAATAGTTTTGTTAGTTATAAATTACGGCATTAATTTTTTATTATAATTGCCTTTCTTTTTTCATACCTTCATTTCTTTATATGGCGTATTAGCACCTCTATGATTGTTAACAATTGTAAGTGCCGTCATAAAATAGTAAAAAAAGCATATATTTAATTTTTT